CCAGCTACTTGAGTCATCCTCTGGCTGCAGGGTGATTGGCCTACCGCCGACACGCGCCGAACTACTCACGATCAAGGCACCTGTAACCGTGCGCTGGATAGCCTGCTCGACGGGTGCCCAGTTGTTCTCATCGGTCCACAGCAGGGAGGGGTCGAGCGTTACGCCTTCGAGGGAAATCATATTGAGCGTCCTTGTGCGGCAGCGAGTTGCTGCAGAATTTGTTGAAGGGTTGCAGCGTCACTGGCAGACGAAACATTAATCTTCGATGCGATACCACCGATATTGATATTTACAGTCGTTGACGACTCAGATGACTTATTGGTTGTTGTGGGCGGTGGCTTTGTTGCATCCTTGAGTCGCGTACTCAAATCATTTTTCTTTGTCTGAGCCAGCATTTCTGCAATAGCTGCCTGCACGTTCTCGTAAATCTTGATCTGCGCGTGCTGTTCTGTGCTGTATCCAAAGCCGGTATCGTTGGTGAAACCATCGTTCGACTTGTACCCACCCTGCTCGTACTTTGTTGCAATCTTCGCGGCATCTGTATCACTCAACCCTGCCGTAGTCGCATCGTCAAAGATTGCCTCTTTGGTGGTACCCTTCTTGTACATCGTGCCGCTACCGTAGAGTCCCGCTGGCACTTCAAACCCCCCACCAAGAGGACTTGTAACGGTGCGAGCACCACTGCCGCTACCACTGTTAGCAGCACGACTAGCAGCTAAGCTGGCTGACTCGGCCTTGAGTGCAGCCGTCTCGACTACACCCCACTCGTTAGCAACCATACCAAGCGTATTTGCTTGGGTAAGTAGCGATGCGTTAGTGTCACCCACTGCACCAACAATACTCACCTGACCATTGACGGCCATCTGGCCCATCTTGTCGAACGTGATCGTCAAGCCCCGCGCTGCACCCTCGGTCACAAGCATTTCCTGCTGAGCGATACGCTGAGAGTTTCCAACCTTACCAGCTGCAGTTAGCGCGGAATCGCCATATGCTCTAAATGCCGCAATAAGTGTGCTGACGCTTGTGTTCGATGCAGCGGAGATAGTCTTCCATGCAGCCTGATTAGCAGCAGCAATCTTCGCCATTTCCCCTGGTGAAGTTATGCCAAGTTGCTTATATGCATCTACTACACTGAAAACGCCATTAGCGTTATCCTTCAACCGCTTTATCTCTGCCTCCATAGTTAGCAAGGTAGCGGAGGCCATTCCATTCTGGACTTCTTTTACCTTGATAATTTGCAGTTCAATATCCAACAGCGCGAGCTTTTGCTTACCTTCATCAGTATCAGCATTGATCAACTTACGCTTCAGTACTATCTCAGCTTCAGCTGCTTGAAATTGCAATGTCTTCAGAGCCATTTCTAGCTTGACCATCTGCATTGACGCTTCTTTGCTCTTTATTTCAAGATCAACAGCACCCTTTACGTTATCGTGTGCGCGTGCCTCAAGTGCCAGTGCGTCATACATCGACTTGCGTGAACCTACTTCAGCGATACCAAGACTGATCGATGCACTGCGAGATTTGCTTTCAGCATCTAGCTTTGCAATGGAGTCAGCTATGGCATCGCGATACAGAAACACAGACTTAGCTAATTGCTCGCGAGCCTGCAGAATCTGTGGCGCAACGCTTTGCCCACGTTGCTCTGCCAATAGAAGTTCAGATAGTGCTGCCTTAGCGAAGTTGACATTTGTCTCGTACTGACTCAGCGCATTTGCGTTATCAGCTAGAGCGGCGACTGTGAGTTTTCTAGTTAGTATTTCTGCTTGTGCTGCAACTCCGTTCTGTACAGACTGATCAAGTTCTGCTTTTTTCTTTACGATTAGTTTGTCAGTTGCATCTGAAATCGCTTTAAGCTGCTCAACAGTCTTATCTTTTGCAGCCTTTCCTTCAAGTTGATTAACTTTCTCTAGTTCGAGAACGGCAAGTTCATCGCCAATACTCTTTGTCACTTTATCGATTGCAGTAGCGTGAAGCACTGATGCAGCAACAAGGGCTGTATCTTTTTCGGTTACATCCCCTGTGATTGACGCGAGAGCAACCAGTGCATCACCCTGAACTTTTGCAGCTTTTGCACCCTTCTCAAATGCTAATGTTTGCGCCTCTTGCGCTGCGAGTACTGCTGCGGCGGCGGCGGCAAACTGCACAGTACGTGTTGAAACATCAAGGGTTGCATCAGCAGCTAACTTTGTCTTCAGTGCAATAAGTCCATTTACTCTGCTGAATTCCTCACCAGCTGGACCCGCTTTAAGTGCTGCATCTGAGAACTCTACGAGAGCTTTCGCGTGTATGTTAGTTATATCTGCAGCACGCTCAGCAGGACTAATCATCTGTATAAGCGCATCGTGCTGCTTACCTAACCTAGCCGATGCAAGTTCTACATCTTTACCGAACTCATCCCAAACACCACGCTGACCTGATATCCTTGCAGCAAGCGCCCCAAACCCCTTCCCTAGTAGCATCAACCCTTCCCACAGTGAACTTACCATCCAGGCGCAGTAACCTACAACACCACCGAATACTTTGAGCGCAGCTGTGAACACTGTGACCGCACCTGCGTCACCCATTCCCATGCTCACTTCTTTTAATAGACCAATGAATCTATCGAACGTAGGAACGATGCCATCCGTTTCACCTTGCAGTGTATTTAGTGCATTCGTAAATGGGACTATGAAATCAACGGTAGCAAGTTGACCAGACGCTACTAGCTTGACAAGTGCTGCTTCTGTTATGCCAAAACCCTTGGCTGTTAGGCCCATAACTCCAGGGAGACGGTCGCCCAGCTGTTGTCTCAATTCTTCCATTGAGACTGTTCCCTTAGACGCCATTTGACCAAGTGCGTTTAATGCGCCTGCAGTCGCTTCTGTACCTAACCCTAACGCAGCTGCTGAGCCTGTTACGGCTTTGAATAGATTATTTGAGTCGTTCAGCGGTATATTCGCTGACTTCATAGACGCGCTGAATCTAACGAAATCTTGCGATAGCGCACCAAACTCAACACCAGTTTCGCTACTAGCTATTTTCAGAAACTCAATCTGCTTTGCTGCAACCTCTGCACTACCATAGACTGCTGTTAGCCCACGACGCATTTGATCGCCCTGAACTACTGCATTCTTAAATCCAACTGCGAGGTTCGTTAATTGCGTGACAAGAAACATCACAGCGTTTGATGCCAGCATCCCACCTGTGATAGATGCCATGCTGCCGCTGAACATCTTTGCAGCCTTGTCACCCATCGTCAGTTCACCGTTCGCTGCACGAAGGTCGCGCTCAAGCGCTTTTATTTGAGCATTACCTGCGGTGAACGCGGTCTGTAGCGACTTCCCTGTGAGCACCCCATCGCTGGCCAGCAACTGCATTGCAGCCTTGACCTTGTTTATCTCTGCTTGCAGTGCCGTAGCCGACTTGACACCTACAGAACCAAGCGCATTGCTGATCGCCGCGCTCGACTCTTTAGCAGCAGCAACAACCTTTGCTTCAGCAGCTGCTGTTTGATTCGCTGCCAGGGTCGCTGCATCGGCTGCAGCCTTGTGACCGGCGACAATCTTTGCATTGAGCACACCGATCAAGTTGCTGTATTCTGACTTGGCAGTCTTGGCCGCTTCGATGCCAGCAACTTCGGCGCGTTGCGCCGCGGCTGCGGCATTCAACGCGGTAACAGACTCGTTGTAAACCTTCAATAGGTGCGCTTCAGCGGTGGATAACTCAGTTGTCGCGACCCCAGCGGCCTCCAGCGATCCCAGTGTTCCACGTAAAGAGTCATTGCGAGCCGCCAAAGCGGCCTTGGCTGCGTTAAGTTCCTTTGTGGCGAAGGCTACCCTGGATGCGTACTCATTCTCTGCTGTAGTCGCTTGTGAGGTCACTGCCTTGGCATCGTTGAACGAACTTGTCAGCGTCCGCAGCGTAGCCACGTTTTCAAGGTGAGTGGTTTTTAGCGCCGTCATCGCGATGCGATTGGCGTCTGATGTTGCGCCCGCTGCTTGGTTCTCGATACGCAGCGCCTTAGTGGCTTGTGTATTTTCAAACTGAGCGACCTTGAGCGCATCGACTGCAGCCTTGGCAGCGGCCTGCTTGCCAGCCGCTTCCTGCGTGGCCAAACTAAGCTGACCCAACTCAGTGACCATCAATGCTGCTTTTGCTGCAGCATCTGCCTCGGAATTTTTCAACCCAGTTATTTCATTGCTGAGCGCCCGCGTTGTAGCGACCAACTCCGTCTGTTGCCCGAGTTTGGCAATCTCCCCTGCCAGTCGTTCAAACTCTGGCGCTGCAGAACCACCCTCCCTCGCCAGGGCCTTGACTTCTTTTTGTAGGGCAGTGACGCTCTCAGTCCCAACGGTTGAAACTGCGAGCGTGAAGGGTACGGTGTGGTCAGTTGCCATTTTCAAACCTTAAAAAAGAAAAGGCAGGGGGTTACCCTGCCTTTGGCCTACCCATGGGGTCAGGTTAGATTGCGGTGTCGAGCAATGTGACAACGAACGGCTCGCTCTTGCCGACTGGTGTCTTGAGGCGACCAGGGAGCGAAACCGATGCGAAGTCGTTGGCCAAAAAGTCGAAGGCAGAATCAGCAGCGATAACAGCTTCCCACACATCAACGATGCAAGGCAGGCCGTCCGCGAAGTTCTTGCCGTCGAAGCGGAACTTGGCGCGAATCTGAGCGTTGGTACCGCCAGCGATCTGGGTTCCGCTGATAGCGCCGTAAGTTGCAGTGACCTTGAGTACTGCAGCATCCACGATCACGCTTCCTGGCAACACCTGCAACATACCCAAACGGTAGTTGATCTGGTAATCGGTGTCGAGCACGTAGGTAGTGACTGCAGTAGCGTCTTTAACAACGAAACCAGCCACAGCGATGTTCTTGTTGCCCAGGTCAACCCAAGCGCCTTTCTTGCAGGTGATCGACACAGCAGTCATCGTGCCGCCAGCGGTGGACAACGCAGTCTTGGTGCCCAGGAATGCAGCGACCAGTGTTTCACCAGAAACTTCGGCAAACTGAACGGTAAACTCGAATGGTTTGGGGACCGGCACCGACTCGATCACCTGACCGTAGGTAGTGCGACCTTTGGAAACCATTTCCTTCAAATCGACCTTGGGTTTGATTTCAAACTTGGTCGTTTCAATCGGCCCAACGAAATCGTCGAACAAAGCAGTTTGTGGGTTATACCGGGCGATATACAAGTCCCCGGCACCTAGAAATCCGCGAGCAGCAGTCATTTAATTTACTCCAAAAAGTGGTGATGCCCGTGGGCACTGAAATGCAAAGCGAGTTTCGGCGTTGCCATACGCTTTGGCTAACGGTTAAATTTCGGCTAGGGGTTGGCCAAGTCCTCAACGAACTTGACACTGATTTCGATACTGGCGCAAACAATCGCAGCACCATCGCCACGTGGGCCTATGTCACGCCCCTTGTATGCCACCTTGTGAACCTTGCTGCCCAGGGTTGCACCATCGGAGAAGATTGCACGTTTCAAGTCCTTGATCACAAGGTGGGCCATATCATTTGGGTGGTCTGGGTGACAAGCGTGATATGCGATCAACAGATAGTCCTGCGCAATCTCAGCATTGGAGTACCTGCCAGGGCCATCAGTTACTTTGTCAAGCCCTTCAGCCACGATGACACACGGCACATGACCGTCATCAATGCGCCTGCGCCCGCGCATGATCTTCAATCCGATGTCAGTATTAAAGCCGTTTGCTACGGTGATAGTTGCCAGTCGTGCAGCTACTTCTGCTGCAACATCACTTGCTTTATTGAGAGTTGTCATTCGATTACTTTCGTTATTTGCAAGTTGATCGCATCGACCAGCTGCGTCTCAAGATTCATTTCAATTTCACCCTGGTTCACCAGTAGGTAGTGATTGAATAGTTGATAGACAGATGGGCCGTAACGATGCTTTACATTTCCATCTTTGTCGCGTGTAAATAACCCAAGTCCATTGCCACTCTTGAGCGTCTTGAAAAACCCCCACTGCATGTCCTTTCGACTACCGCGAGTTACCTCGACAGATACACCACCGCGCTTCTCGCCACCCTTCTTTGAAGGCACCATAATCTGAACTGGGTCGTACCTTGCGAGCCGTGTCATTCTGTTTGGGGTACCGTCAACGGTGATCGTTGCCTGAGTATTTGACGGGCTGGTTGCGTGGGCCACTGTCATGCGCTGTCGCAGATACGCATCCTCAAGATTTATCCCTGCGTTCATGCGCTGGCGAGACATATCGTAGGTGTCATCAATTACATTGTTCACAACGCGCATTACGGTTGTGCCAATACCCTCAGCGGATAGCCCCGCAAGCCTACCTGCCAGGGACTCAATCGCGCTAATGTTTACTTCAATTTTCATGGAGCAACATGCTTGCGCAGAATGAACTGAGTGGCGTACCCGTTGTTGGTGCTCATAACGTCAAGGTCATAGTCGCCATCAGGGTGTTGGAGACGATTGCCTACTTTTGGCAAATATGAATTCTCAATCGTGGCTACCGAGTGCTCAACCACAATGTCATAGTCGCCGGTACCCCGGCGCGAAGCGGTTTCATTACCGTAGCCACCAAATTGCACACCATGCTTGATTGCGATTACACGGGGAGGTACAACAACCTCCCCACGTAAAATCGAGTCCTGGCCCAAGTGGGCGAGGACTCGACTTGTCAAGCGGCTAAACGCCGCTGTCATTACGCTGCCCCGAGTTTGATCACAACTTGTGGTCGTGTGCAAATGGTCAAGGGGTTCGACTGGGCTTCGATATCAATACCCTTGTTCATATCGCGTGGCTCTTGCTTTGCGTAGTACGGCAGGCCGTTGGTGTTGACTGTTTCCATGTAGTCCGCGGGAGCGAAGTGCATGACGAACAGGTCAGGAACGCCCTCAGGGATCAGGTAGCAATCACCAGCGGTAATGAAGTCCTGGCCAGACACGGTACCGCGATATTCCTCCCAGAACACACCAGCGAAGTAGAACCCGTCGCGCAAATCTTCGCGCTTGAATGATCCGTTGTTGAAACGGTCAAACGCGACATTCACATCGGCATGGCCAACGAAAGCGTCATAGAAGGCCGCAGAGCACAGGCCACGAATACCTGTGTACTGCAAACCACCGAGAGCAGCTTCCATCTTGCGCTTGGCTTCAATGACCTTTTGGCGAACCTTGGTTGTGGTGGTACCGAGCACCATCGCGTGAGTCTGTTGAGCGACACCAAACGCGGTGAACAGGTCCAGCAGTACAGTCGTACCGTCAGCATCAAGCACTTGACCCTTGATCGCACCCATGCGCTGATACTCAAGCGTCACATCGATGTTACGGCGCAGCTTCGTCAACTGGCGGTTCACCAAAGTCTGCACAGATTCCAATTCACTCTCAGTGCCGAAAGCACGGATGTTCTGAACTTCATCAGCGTTGACACCAGCCGACTGGGGCAGGTGAATTGCGCTGAACGGGATCATTGTGCGCTTGTCTTTGCTGACAGGCTTGGCTACAGAGCCACGGACGCCAGAGGGTACCAGCGAAAGGGTTGTGCCGATCTTCTCGACCGTCATCATTGTGGTGGTCATCGACTGTTCACTGAACAGACCGAGTTCAGCCAAACGGGTTGGCTGGTGAGGCGCATCAATGATGGCCTTCGTCATACCGGCAAGGCTGAAAGCGTCACCGTGGAAAATGTCTAGGGATGCCATGATTGTTTGCTCCTTAACGCAAGATGATGTTGAGGGTCTTCAGGTCGGCGGTGCCTGGGGCATCGACTCCCGTCAGATCGGCAGTGGCGACTTCAGCAAGGCGCACATGAAGTACCGCTTTGATGTCACCAGTGGCAGCGGGCAAATGGTTGTACAAGATACCTGCACAAACTTCAGAGCCGTCTACCGCACCATTGAGGTAAGGGATGTACTTACCAGAGGCAGTGATTTTCCCCATCAACGTACCGGACAGAATTGCAGTGCCCGACTGGGTCACCACGACTTGCTCACGGCTGAGAGTACCGTCAGCTTCGGAAAGCAGGTACTCGCCAGTGTGGCGTGTTTCAACTAGATTGGTCATTACTTGACTCCTTGGGTTGGTCGGCGTGCAGCCAATACGTCAGCGGATTTCAGCCCCGTTGGCTGCACACCTGATAACGGGTCTTTGCTGATAGGGGTAGTTGTGTCAACCGGCTTGTCAGATGCAGCAAGCACTTCACAAAGCGCTGTCCGCGCTTCGACCAATGTCTTGCCCGTAGTGATCAACCCAGCTGCCAACTCAGGGTGCTTTGCGACGGCGCACAGAGCAGTAATTTCTTTCAACTCAGCGATGCGAGCCTTCACTGAATCCATGTCTGAGTAGTTTGTCGCGAGTAGCGCTGCGTACTCAGGTGCAGCAATCGCCGCGACTTGATCGGCGAACGTGATCACGTCAGCAGGTGGTGCAGGAGGTGCAGGTGGCGGGTCAACTGCAACCGGCGCAAATAGCGCCTGAATATTCTCTGGCAAGTGCTCACGCTCGAAGCTGGCCTTCACTGCAACCGCAGGGGTGACCTCATCACACAGACCAAGTGCCAAACACTCCTTGGCGCTCAGATACGATTCAGCCGCCAGCAGCGCTGTCATCGCTTCGTCTGTCTGTCCGCTACGTGCAACGTAGGTACCTGTCAGGCTATTCCCGATCTTGTCGAGTACGTCAGCCATTTCGCGCATATCTGCGGCATTGCCATAGATCGAATTCAGAGGGTTGTGAACCATCATGAACGTGTTTTCTGGCATGGTGATCTTGGCACCCACCATTGCAAGGTAACTCGCTGCACTAGCGGCGATACCCATGACAGTTACGTTCACCGTTTTGCCGCAAGTCTTCAACGCATTGAACATCGCCAATGCGTCGAAAACAGACCCGCCAGGGGAGTTGATTTCGAGGTTTATCGTGTCCGAGGTTACTGTGCGCAATCCCGCAATGAACTCTTTTGCGGTGATGCCCCACATACCGATCTCGTCATAAATCGATATCGTTGTTGGCATACCTGCAGCAGCAGCTTTAATGTCGTACCAATTTCTACGCATGGTGTGTCCTTAGTTGTGCGAATTCTCAAGAATCAGTCTGTAGTTGGCTAACGGTCAAATTTCGGCCAAGCATCACGAACTTCTAGGGAGTCGCTTTCCCATCTGTCAGTAACTTCTGCCAGTTCTCGAAGCTGATCGCTACAGCTTTTGAATACGTCTGCGAAGGTCGCACTAACGACAACACAGGCTGCGTGGGAATCGTGGGCCTTTCGCAGGGCGTCTGCGGCAGCGTCTGACAAGCTGATAAGAGCAGTACGAGCGCCAGCAACATCAGCCCTAAGAGCAGACTCCCGTATGCGAGCGGCATCTTGAGCCTTCTTAACACTGACCTGTAGGGCGAGTGAAACTCGCGCTGTTTCCTTTTCTTGGGCGAGTTGTAATTTGGCACGATCTCTCTCCTTTGCGGCATAACGCCAGTCCTGAACCTGCCAGCCCGTTCCAAGCCCGCAGACGAATGCAATGCAAACTGCTATCAGCAGATTGATCAAATACCCGGGGATCACTCTTGAACCTCAATGACTGGAAACTTTAGGTTTCGCGCATACTCAAGTTCCTCTTGATCCTCGCGAGCTATGCGGTATGGATTTACCAGTCCCGCATGATCCTGATCCCACTGGTTTTCTTGGATAAGCAGATACGCAGCGTGAATTTCTTTATGGGAACCTACAGGCCAGTCAGACATAAGTCATAGTCCATTTTTCTGCGAGTTACGAGTCCTGGGAGTTCAACGGAAACTCCAAGAACTTTTGCGTAGACCCACTTTGGGAGTTCTTTACATGCTCCGAGCAGATCGTTTGCTGAGAGCTTTCTTGATGCAGTTGTATTTCCACAGGCAATTCGGATACCGACGTTGTATGCGGCATCAGAAAACGCGGCGAGTACAGGGGTCGGTAACCCCGGCCTGCAGCGGTCCACGGCTGATATGACATCGCTCATTTCCTTTGTTAGAAGTGCATGACACTCTGGAATAGTTCGGAAATCAGTCATCTTCACGCCCTTGGTGCTACCTAGACAAATTGTTGGTAGACCTGTGCTATCTCGATACGCCCACTGGCGTAATCCTTCACATGGAACAGCTATTGCAGTTGCGAGAATTAGCGCTAAGACTTTGTCGTTTTGCGCCATACGTTTTCCCACCAGTACAGCATCGTTATCCAGCACATCATTTTGGATTACTCCCAAACTTAATCGTCACCCAGATTGCAACCAGTGGTGCAGCGATCCCTGCAGCCCACTTAATAAATAGACCTGCACGATTGCAAAAATTGAAAAATGACTCGGCAGCATCGAGTATGTAAAGAACCCTGTCGATCTTGGCGTTTGTTTCAGCCGTTTCTGCGCTATTCGCATCGAGCTTTGCTTCGAGCCTTGTCCCGTTTTCCTCTATCCGCTCCATGCGGGCTGTACCAGCATTGAAGCGCTCCTGAACAGATGCCATCGTGGGGCAGTTGTCAGGCGTGTGAGCGTCTTTTCGTCGCTCAATAATTGGGATAATCGGTGTGCCAGGGGTAGCCGCTGCGTCAGACATAGTGATCCTTGTTCCAGGGAGTCTCCTAGAACTTATCTACCTGACCTAACGGTAGGATTTCACCTAGCCTTGCAAGTGAAAGAAGCTGATCACAGCGAGCCCAATGTGAAGAATTGCAGTTGCATAGTTCTTCTCAATCACAGCGATCACAGCGGCAGTAATTGCGAACATGATCATGTAGTGGGCAACTCTCATAGGAGCACCATCAGAAGTTGCTCATTTTGAAGCTGCTGGCGAGTCTTGATGGGTTTTTCCTTGATGACCACATCACCAAAACCCCACTTGATTGAGTCGGGCACAGGCTCGGTGATGATCGCCTCCAACGCCCCCCAGGCGTCTCCAAACGCCTGACCCCATGCGCCACCCCATGCGCTTTGCATTTATGGCCCCCATGGGTTGCCGGGGGTGCCTCCACCATTGATCACCTGACCTTTGATCTGGGTCATGTTGACCGGGATGGTAGTTGTTTGCAGCAGCGCCAGGACGGCGGCGGCAACGTCAGCTGCAGATGCGCCACCACTACCACTCACAGTGGCGAAGGCCGCGGCCTTAGTACGGTCCACAAAGACACCTGCAACCGGAACGATTGTCGCGCCGATGTTGCCAATGACCGTGTAGTTGCCAGCGTCTGGAAACTTCAACTGGTAGCCATTGATGAATGGTACATCGTGGAAGTACGCGCCACCGCCTAAGTCGACGCGCTTGTATTGGATGATGGGGTCGTACAACATCCCGACATCATCATCCTCAAGGTCACGAATGGTGTCCTTGAAGGCGATGATGTCAGTGATACTTGCCGTAGACAGGACCAGCTTGTTTTGCCAGTCGATACTTATGGTCATTACAGGTCCAGAGTGGCGATTGCATTCGTTCCATTGGTAGCACTTGACCCAGCACTGAAGGTCGTTTCAAACGGCTGAAGTGCAGACCCACCGGCACCCAAGCGTACCTTCAGGCGAGCCGTGAAGTCTGCAGAGTAGGTGTAGTTTGTCGATGCCTCTGTGGCCGATGCGACAACCTTGTCGATGAACGGTACCCATGCTGGTGACAGCGTTGCATGAACCTGACCCCATGTGCCAGAGATCGTAAAAGTCTTCGTACCCGGTACAACAGCCGTGTACGCATAGGGCACGCCATTGACGCGAATGAATCCAGTAGCAGGGGTGTCAGTTTTGATCACCTCGTTCATCACGCAAGTGTTACCACCCGATACCGTTGCACCATTCAATGTGTACTCGTTGGTGATGAACCCTGTACCGGAGTCGCGACCCACCAGCAAGCGAGCGCCGATGGTCAATCCACCAATGCTGATGCCTGCGACAACAGGGTTACCAACGGTAGTGCCTGCGTGCGATGTCATCTGGTACTTCTGTAAGTCACCAGCCAGTGCGCCTGCGATATACCAGCCCGGGGCAACGAACCATTTACCACCGGCCACGGTGCCGAAAGGTGCAGCACCGTTTGGCGTGTAGCCGTTGACACCGTCGCCCAGTGAGCGGTACTTCCAACCTAGCACACCGTCCACGGTAGTGGTCGAGGACTCATCACAGATCGCTTGGCAGTACTGAGCCGCTTCAGCGATGGTACAGCCACCCGACAATGTGATCGTGCCTTTGTAGGTCTGTACCCCAGAACCGTCACCCGTATCCTTGGTATGTGAGGCAACGGAGATCGCCACCTTGGTCGACAGTGCCAACGCAGTAGTGAGATCGAGCGTTGTCCAATCGGTAGTGGCCGTCGAGATAGCGGCTGGTTGCTCACCACCAGCAATCAGGTTCGCGGCGAAGTCACCGTAGGTCTGACCATACTTACGCGAGTAGACGCGAATGTCACCGTTGTCGATCTGAGCGTTGGCAGAGATCGCGTTCACCAGAATCTGGATGTGCCCTGCAGGCCAGTACGTGGTCAACTTTGCAGCGGCCTGCACGATGTACATGGGGCTACCGGCCACCAACGGCGAGCCGATGGACTTCACGCCCGTGTAGAGCGCAGTTGTCGCGCCAGCACCCTGCTGAATCGACCCGAACTTGAAATACTGCGCGGCAGTCGCATCGATGTTGAACGTGCTCAGCAGGTTCAGCAACATGGGCTTAATGGCCGAGCGAGGACCGTCCAATTTTGAGGGGTTGCTTGTCAGAATAGAGACTGTATCGTTACCTGTGCTGTTGGCATCATCTGCCATTGCCTGAAGCCACTCATGCAGTTCAAGCACTGTGTGAATCTGAGGTGCAGTCTCTGTTCGGATGTCACCACCCGCGTTGATACTGAATTCTGATGCGCCGATTGCTGCCATGATTGACTCCTATTGATCGTCTCGCGCCTGCAATGCAGTTGCGCTGGTGGTTGCGTTGGCTACTGGAGTAAGTTGTGTCACCCACTCCGAGTAGGTTGGTGTTCCCGTGCCTTTGCGGGCCGTGATCTTGATAGCAGACGCGTAATCAGTCACGAAGCTGATAACGCCAGATGACTCTGCGCCATTGAATAGCACTGTGCCATCAGCAACTTGTTCAGCCTTGACCTGTGAGCCGGTGACCAGCCCGATGACTTGAACCGTACCGGTTTGCAGCGGATACAGTTTCGTGTCCCGATCTGTCTGAGTAGTGGTCAAGGCCACGCGCAAGTTGGTCAGCACGTTGGTCGCCGCTGCGATGGCGCAGGTTGCGCGAATCTTGAGCTTGAAGCCCGTGGTGCTGTTGAACGTCTGTGCGATCAGGTTGGCAGCGGTGAGGTTCAGCCATGTGCCGCCGTAGCCCGCGCCGGTGTCCACCTGAAACTCGATGTCGTGGTTGCCCCAGCGGGTTCCAAAAGTTACGTTGGTGCCAGTGATCGTGGGCGCACCGTTGGTGAAAGCGGTGTAACCCACTGCGAAGTAAGGCATTTCCCAAGTGACCTGATCGCCTACCTTGGTGAGAAGCAGGGAGCCGCTTGAGTTGAACTGCGGAGTACCGCCAGTAGCGGAACACTGCGCGGCGCTGGAGCTTGTCGGCTCGTTACAAAGAACCTCGGCAAAACCTGCCGTGGTAGATGTGAACCGAGTCATCCAGTGTGACCCATATACCGAGACTTGTCCCGTTGTAGCGCCTGTAAGCATGGCGTTTTTTATGACACCATTCAAAGCAGCAAATACAGATGTGTCGGCGGTATCGCCCGATACGTTCTCAATCAGTACGTTGTTATCGGAGTTTACGAAAGCATACGGACCTGTTCGTGTGTTGCTCACATAGCACCGCTTCATGGTGATGCCATCGTTATTGCCTGCACCGTTCAGAATCACACCAGTGACCGTTGCAGTCATCACCAGTGGCGCTGTGTAGCTTGTGCCAATGTTTTTGACAAGCGTGTTGTAGCAAGCATTAACAGATACCAAGCCGTTATAGGGGCCGTTGTTTGGCAACGGTAGAGCGAACCCGTTAACAACATTTCCAGAACAACCAGTAACGAAGTCCAACGCATATATTGGATTGGTCGATGTTGTGGTTGTGGTGATCGTGTGGTTGTAGTAGGTCAGGTTGTTGAATGTGCAACGCTGTGCGCCTGTGAGCAGGGCGCGACCACCTATAAATGTCATATTGGTAAACGTACAGCCCACCGCTTGTACGCTGGCAATAGCTCCGGTAGTTCCGTTGGCGCGAAGGGTTCCAGACCGCAAGATGTTCCCGCTGAACGTCACGTTCGTGATGTAGTTCAAGCTGGCAACATAGTTACCAGATGCCGCCATTGCAAAGCGGTTGAACACACTGTTCTGAATGGTTCCACCAGCAAAGCAGGAGCTGACGTTCAGGGCATAGTTGCTCTGTGCTGCGGTTGGTCCAACAATGCAATCATCCACATCAAGTGGCGATGCAATCTCAGACAGCACCATAGAGTCGGAGATTGCGCAGGACTTGTACTTGACATAGAACGCTTGCAGCAAGTTCATGTACCACTGGATCACGCACCCGCGCATATCAAAGTAGCCAGCGCCGGTAGTCACCAGTTCCTGCCGTGTGGCAAGGGTTGCGTTGGGTAATACCCGTGGACCAGAACCTGTAGTTGCATTGCGCGTGCAGTTGGTCAGGATGATGGCGGGGATGCGTACCTTGCAGCCTGTGGGTGGCAGAAAGAACACACCGTTGGTGCCATCATTACCGATTCGGATACCACCAGTGGTCTGGGTGATGACCTTCATGCTGGCATCTGTGCGGTGTGTAGCCAGTGCAACAACAGTGCCTACAGAGGCATACTTGTCATAGACACCAGAGCCAGCAGCAGTCTCGATCCACACACCGGGGAATGTGCTTGCTACTGTGGCGCAGGTAGGGCAAGGGATGATTTGGCCTCTGACCCCTGTGGTCGTTCCAAGCTCAAACCAAGCCTCAACAGTCTCAACCTTACCTATGCGCGGCACCGTGATGGTTCCAGCGTCAGGTCCACGCACTTCAATCCAAGACTGCACTGATGGGCCAGAGCAAGTAGCTGTGATGCCTGTCAAAGCACCAGCAGCCCACTCGCCGCCTGTTGTACCACCGATCTTTATGAAGCCAGTGGCACCGATGGCTGCACCAGCAACAATGGGTTCACTGAGCCAGTTTGTCCAAGCACCAAGGAACACACCACTGACACCGCCCTGACTGATAGCTGCGCCGTAGGCGGGGGAGTTACCAGAGCCACCTGTGTAGGCGACAACGCGGGTATAGGTCGGGTCAATCTTGAGTGTGCCGCCCTGCCCTGTGAACGTGACCGTATCCAAGCTGCCAAAGGCCACCGAGTGGTTTGCGCAGGCGTATGTGTCTGTGCGTACTTGAAGCGTCGAACCAGCGGAAATGGCGTAGGTATCCAGGGTGGCATTAACAGAGCCGCCCGTTTTGGCGTCGAAGTATTCGACAACCCCTGTACTGATGGTGAAGGCAGTCATTTACGCGTCTGTTTCAAGTTGCGTTGTTGACACGATATTGCCCTTGCTGTCGTAAGTGACCGTTGTCTCAGTCTTGCGATCTTTCAACGACACACTTACCTCGGCAGGCGGCACGTTATTCACAATGTTGTTTGTCACCTCGGGCATATTCACGATTGGTGCTGCAACATTGACTGCCGGTTGCTCCACAGTAAAGTTGTTCACAACTTCCGTTGGTGGCAGGTTATTCACAATCGTCTGCTCTGGTGTAGGTAACACCACGTTGAAATTGTTGACCGGCGCGACCTGTACGACGGGGTCGCGCATTGCAAACTCTGTCTGCGCAGTCAAAAGGCCGATCTGAGCCAATTCCAGGGCGCTGGGGGCCTTCTTTTTCTCTGGTGCTGGCGCTGGGACCTTCTCGGGCACAACGGGCGCTGGCGGGGGTGGCGGCAGTAGATCAAGCGCCTTCTCGCGCTTCAAATCTTCCTGACGCTCAAGGTCCACTGCCTCAGGGTCATCGCCACGCTCAGCAATGATGCTGGAACGACTGCGGAAACCGTTTGTTACTTCGAGCGCTTTACCTTGCGGGTCTTGCGTTGGGTGAATGTATTGCCAGCCATGTGGCGCGTGTTCAACACGCTTCACATCGGGCAATTCAGCCTCCGAAATCAGACCCGCCATCAGTGCCGCGTCAGCAAACCACTCGATCACTGGCTGGCAGAACATCGGGATCACAACTTGCCATTGGCGCTGCTCTGCGAAGCGACGAAACTCATTGATGATCACACGCAACGTGCGATCACTGACATTCGCGATATCACCAGAGAAAAGCTCGTAAGGAATACCAGCTGCAGCTGCGGTTCCCATGTGCTGGGTCCGCATGTATTCGCTGTACATTGTCCCGGCTTCGGGAGGGTTCG